TTCTATGATGCAGACCACGATCCACAAGCTCAGTATGATAATCTTACATTCTTAATTCCTGCATTTGCAGACAAGTTTATTCTTGTTGTTGACGATGCAAACTTTATGGGTGTTGTGCAATCATCTGAGTTCTGGATAAAAGAACATAAACTCAATTTATTATTTGAGAGAAAAATACTAACTAAAGTTCCAGAAGATCCTAATGGTTGGTGGAATGGTATACATGTTATGGTATTACAAAAATGAATTCATTTAAACATCAGTATATGGTGGTTCATCTTGATGATGATTTCTTTCCACAATTAGAAAAAGCAATTAAACCATATCAAGATTATGAATCAGGTAAGACAGATCAATGGGATGGTAACAAATATCAAGCACAAGATAATAAAGATAGAAGTTCAAAGTTATGTTGGATAGATGATGATGAAGTCTATGCAATGATGGATGGTCTTGTGCATTTTGCTAATACAAAATGTGGTTGGGATTTAGATGTAAATTTTATAGAACCTCTACAACGCACAAAATATGATGTGGGTGATTTCTATGATTGGCATTGTGATGAGATGGGTTGGACAAGAGGTAAGAGACCTGAGGATAGGATACGTAAAATAAGTTTTACAGTTCTTTTAAATGATGATTTTGAGGGTGGTGAATTTGAGATACAGACAACTGAAAAAAATGTGGTACAATTAAAGAAGAAGGATGTAATAATATTTCATGCTGATACTCCACACAGAGTTAAACCAGTAACTAAAGGCGTTAGACATTCTCTTGTCGGATGGACACAAGGACCTCCATATAAATGAATTTTATAAAAGAATATACATTGAATGATCTTGGTATATGTGATAGTCTTATAGATCTATACAAAGCCGCTGACAAAAAAGATTTAACTTACGCTGGTCGTGTAGGTGGTGGAAGTGTTATGCCTGAGGTAAAAAAGAGTAGAGATTTTTTTATCGAAGATGCAGGTCCTCTAGGAGAACCTAATGATTATAAGTTTGATCTATATCAAGAACAATTAAATGGATTTATTGATAGTTACTTACAATCTTTGACTATTCACAATCAAGAATTTGTAATGCAAAGACTGCCACAGATTCAATACTATAAACCTGGTGATGGTTTCTATACTTGGCATGTAGATGCATCAGGATCTGATGGGTGTGATAGAGCATTCGTATACATCACATATCTGAATGATGTTCCTAATGGAGGAACTGAATTCTTTTATCAAGAATATACTGTAGAAGCAAAGAAAGGAAAGACAGTAATTTTTCCTGCTGGATTAACACATAAACATAGGGGTGTGATATCAGAGGAACATGAAAAATATATTATAACTGGATGGCTTTGGTGGGTATGAAAATTATAAAGAACTTTTTACCTAAATCATTACTTGACGCATGTGTAGACGACTTTAGATCTAAGTTGAATACTGACTGCTGGTCTTCTAGTAACTTTGCATGGAAACCATTTTTAAGACAAGGTGTTCATGGATCAACTATTGCTACTGCTATTCCTAAAGTATTCAGTGATGAAATATCAAGACATTTAAAACCACACGCACCAGAGTTTAAGAAGTTGACATGTAGATATAATGTATGGCAACCAGGTGCTGGTATTGGAGTACACTCTGACACTCATCATTTGTTTGGTGCAACATTATATTTGAATGAACATTGGCATCCAAATGCTGGTGGTTGGTTTGTATGGATGGATCATGGTGATCTTAATCTAGATGAAGATCCTAATAAAACTGATGTTTACAGAGCAGTCCTACCAGAACAAAATATGCTAGTATTGAATGACTGTAGTGAAAGTCATTTAGTAACCACTGTTGCACATGATACACCTGAGTATAGATATACAATTCAGATATGGGGTGATGCATGAATAAACCTCACGTCATTCGTAATGTATTATCTCAAGAAGAGAGAATATCATTATGGGATTACTTTGATCGTAGATCACCATCTATGAGTACACTTGCTACATGGACATTTAACAATGCATCTTATGGGCAGGGTGATCCAGTATCATGGCAGCATCCATTGCGAACTGATTTAATTTTTACTAAGTGTGCTACTACAGTTAGATTAAAAATAATGAAATTTCTTAGAAGAGATATCAAACTCTGTAAGATACATGCGAATGGACAGACTGCAGGACAGAATACAATGTTTCATAAGGATTGGGAGGAGCATGGTGTGTGGACATTTATATACTTTAATCAACCACATTGGGATCAGGAATGGGGTGGTGAGTTTGTATGTCAAACACCAGACGACGAGTATCATCACACACCATATGTACCTAATACAGGTGCATTGATTCCTTCTAATTGGTTACATAAGGGACAACCACCTAATACATTAATAGGTAATGAGATTAGAACTACTATCGCTTTCTCATTTTGTGATCCTGAGATTCACGATAAAATAATTGCACAGAATACAAGAAAATGGTATTAGGAATTAGAGAGTATCCAGTAGATATTGATGCAGATAAACTTATAAAGTTTATTGATGCTAATATTGAAAACAATTCTCTCACTAAAAATATGGCTCATGTATCTAAACTTACCTTTACTGATGGTAAAGATGATTTTTTAGAGTATGATGAACCTATTATCAAAAAATTGAAATGGACATTTCATGATGCTTGTTCTAGATATTGGGGAATGGATATATTTGATTTTCAAATAAATTCATGGGTGTATGTAGATTGGAATGATAATCCAATAGAACCATACATGCACTCACATAATCCAGAAAATCCTTTTACATTATCTGGTATAATGTATATAAAACTAGGTGAGTCTGGAACTACTATGTTTCCTATGCCAAAAAGAGATCCATATTTTTTACCTAAAAAAGAATTAACTTGGTTTATCTTTCCATCTAACTTACCACACTTGCCTGGCAAAGGTATTCAAAATCAAAAACGATATAGTTTAAGTGCAGATTTATACGCATGATGTACAGTCAAGATAGTTTCTCTTTTCTATCAGAGAAAATGCCACAAAATTTATATCAAGAATTACTTTCTTACACACAGAGAAGAAGGAAGGAAGAGACTTGGAATTATAATGATAAACTTGCTGGTGCATTAGAACAACAGTCAAGTCTATCTGATTGGAGTCCACAGTTTGAAGAATATGTTATTAGATTATCTACACAGTTATGGTCACAGGTATATCAAACATGCCCGTGGGATTTTCAAGACAGTAGAGACGTAACTCCTTTTATAAGACTAAGAAACCTATGGGTAAATTATCAACAACAGTATGAATACAATCCTATACATACACACACTGGTATAGTAAGTTTTGTAATCTTTACAGATATACCATATGGTTCTGAAGAAAGAGAGTCACATAATAGTAATGGTGCATTTCAACTAGAAGCAGATGTATTGCCAGTAGATAAAACTTGGAATGGTGTAATACTTATGTTTCCATCTACAACCAAGCATGCTGTATATCCTTTTAAGTCTACACAAAGAGAAAGAGTAACAGTATCTGGTAACTTGATATGGAATGTGGAGGGGGTTGATGAAGAACATTATTAAAGACAACTGTATCAATCCTAACTATCAGAATCTTTTAGAGAGCACTATGAGATATGATACAGATTTTAGATGGGTATATCATGATAATCTTAGTGAAGATGGTGAGAGTCAGTTAGTAGGTTTCTCTCATATGTTCATATTGAATGGTAATTCTACAAGTAAATACTCTGGATTGTTTCTTCCATTAGTATTTGAAGCATGTTATAATACAGGTATATCAATATCTAAAGTCATACGTGGCAGATGTTTTTTACAGACGCCAGGTGTGAGAACAAAGGAGTATGATTCTATGCATGTTGACCTACCAGATCCACATTTAGTATGTCTATACTATGCATCAGACAGTGATGGTGACACGTATTTCAGCGAAAGAATGTACGGAGAACCGCTTGCTGAATACCCTATAAATAGTACAGTATCTCCTGTAAAAGGTAGATGCGTTTTCTTTGATGGTCTGCGATATCATTCAAGTAGCGTACCCACAAAGAAACCTCGATTCGTAATAAACTTTAATTTTTTACCTTGATAACCATGGATCCAGCACAACTAAAAACTAACTTTGAAGAGCAAATAGGTAAGACTGATGCTCAGATAGTAGAGTTAGAAAAGCAATTAGAGAAAGCAAAAGAATATAAATTAAAACTTGTAGGAGGACTAGAAACACTAGGTCTCTTAGAGCAAGAAACACCGCCAACACCTGACACAGCACCCGCAAACATAGATCCTTCCTAAATAACTAAGAAGGGATTATAGTGGGTAATGGCATCTCCAAGTACAAAAGCAGAATTGATTACATATGCTAAGAGGCAATTAGGTGAACCTGTCTTGCAAGTTAACGTAGATGATGAGCAAGTAAATAATGTAATTGACGACACATTTCAGTTCTTTCAAGAGAATTGTTACAATGGTATGGAGAGGTGTTATCTAGTACACGAGATAACTGCAGATGATAAAACTCGTCTTGCAGCAACTACTGATACAACTAAAGTAGATGCTGGTGTAACTACCACTTGGAAAGAAGCAACAAACTTTATACCTATACCATCACATGTATCTGGTATTAGTAAAGTATTTGGAATGGTAGGTAACTCTATTCGTTCTAACTTATTTGGTATTGAATATAGAATATTCTTAAATGATTTGTATGCCTTTGGATCTCTTGATATCTTAAACTACTATATGACCAAGCAATATCTAGAGACTCTAGATATGGTTTTAAATAATGGTTCATTCCAGCAGTTTAGATATACTCAGCGTCGTGATCGTTTGTATCTAGATATAGATAAGGACTTTCTTCAAGAAGGACAGAATCTATTGATAGAGGCTCATCGTATGATTGATCCTACAGATGCAACTGAAATGTATAATGATATATTTGTAAAGAGATATGCTACTTCATTGTTGAAGAAACAGTGGGGTCAAAACTTAATCAAGTATAACAATGTTCAACTACCTGGCGGTGTAACACTTAATGGTAGAGAACTTTATATGGACGCACTAGCAGAAATTGAGAAAATCGAAGGTGAGGTTCTCAGTAAGTACGCTATACCACCAATGGATATGATCGGATAAAATGCCTACAAGTCCCTACTTCCCAACTTATCATCAAGGTCACAGTGGCGAACAAACTCTGGTTCAGAATCTTGTGGATGAGCAAATCAAACTCTTTGGTTCTGACATATACTATCTACCCAAAACAGCTATAACAGATGGCACGTTAGATGAGGTTAGATACACTAAATTCCAAGATCAATTTCAAATTGAAATGATGTTAGTTAACGTCATGGGTTTTGGAGACAATGCAGAATTTATAAGTAAGTTTGGTTTACGTATTACAGACGAGATAATTTTTCGTGTGTCTACAAATAGATGGGATGAGGAAGTAGCAGAACATAGCATGGCTGCAAAACTCACAGTTCCTAGCAGACCTAATGAAGGGGATTTATTATACTATCCTCTCACAGAAGATTTGTATGAAATTAAATATGTCGGAAAGGAAGAACCATTCTTCCAGTTTGGTAAGATTCAATTTTATGCATTGACTGCAGAACTATACGAGGTTGGTTCAGACGATCTCGCTACAGGTATTGCAGAGATAGATGCTATAGAGGAGTTGTTTGATAGTGCTATTGCTCTGTCTATGGGAGTCGGTGGTACAGGAGACTTTACTACTGGTGAGACTGTTACTGGTGGTACTACTTCTACAACAGCAGAAGTTAAGTCATGGGATAGTTCTACAAGAGTACTACAGGTAATCAATAGAACTGGAACATTTGCAGCAAACGAATCACTTACAGGTAATACCAGTAGTGCTGTATGGGTTGTATCAACCTTTGATACACTACAGGATACTAATAGTGAGTATGATGCAAATAGACAAATCGAAGATGCTGCTGACAATATAGTTGATTGGTCAGAAGGTAATCCATTCGGTGAGTTTGGTAATTTTACAGGTAGCATATAATGTTAGGTAATCATTTTTACAACCAGATAGTTCGTAAGAACATAATAGCATTTGGTACACTCTTCAATAACATTACAATGAAGAGTACAGATCCAAGCACTGGTGCTGTATTGGAAGAAATGAAAGTACCGTTAGCATACGGTCCTAAACAAAAATTTATTGTAAGACTAGAAGAAAACACTAGCAATAGAAAAGTAGCAATCACTCTACCAAGATTGTACTTTGAGATGACTAGCATTGACTACGAT